ATGGCTACCGAGCCAGAACAACATGAAGGGCAGAACGCCCAAGCCTCACGCATCAAGCTGACAGCGGACCGCATTCGCCGGTTCGCGTGCCCTGCCGGAAAGTCTCAAGCCTTTCTTCGCGACAGCCTCGCATCAGGTCTAGGCGTACGTGCGACAGCCGGCTCAAAGTCCTACATCTTCCAGGCCAAACTGAAGGACGGGCGCACGGTCCGCATCACCATCGGAGACTGCCGAACGCTGGATATCGATGAAGCCCGCGATGCAGCGCGACAGCTTCAAGTCGTAGTAGACCAAGGGAAAGACCCGCGCCAGGAGAAGCGCGACCAGACAGCGGCCGCAGTCGCCCAGCTTGAGAGGGCACGCCAGGTACAAGCGCCGGCCCTCGAGGCGTGGGCGCATTATATCCATGCTCGCCGCCATCAATGGGGAGAAGCGCACATTGCCAGCCACGAGGATGCAGCCAAGCCCGGCGGCGAGCCCCGCCCCCGCGGCCGGAAGGGCGTCACACAGCCCGGCATTCTTCGCACCCCACTAGAGCGCCCACTAAACCAGATTGACGCCACCTTTCTTCAAGCCTGGCTGAAGGATGAAGCTGCGGTGCGTCCCAGCCGCGCCAGACTTGCCTACAGCCTGCTGCGAGCCTTTCTTAACTGGTGTGCCGAGATGCCCGAGTATCGGGATCAAGTGGACGCGACAGCCTGTACCGCAAAGGCCGTGCTACAGGAACTACCGAAGAAGAAGGCGCGGAACGACACCCTGCTGCGTGAGCAGTTGGCAGTATGGTTTCAGGAAGTCCGGCGCCTGCGTAGCCCAATTGTTGCAGCCTACCTTCAAGGCATTCTGCTATCTGGTGCCCGCCCTGGGGAGCTCCGCCTGCTCAGGTGGGCCGACGTAGATTTTCAGTGGCAAAGCTTGACCCTGCGCGACAAGGTGGAGGGACACAGGACGATTCCTCTCACACCCTACTTCGCCGCCCTGCTGCACGATCTCAAGGCCAGAAACGACACCCCACCGCAGAGGCTCACCAAGCCTCGGATAGTCAAGCAAGAGGGAAATGTAACTGAAGTGCTGTGGCAGTCGTCGCCCTGGGTTTTCAGCAGCACAAGCTCCGCCACTGGCTGGCTGAAAGATCCGAGATCACAGCACAAGCAGGCTTACCGACGCGCGGAGATAGAACACCTCACCCTGCACGGCCTGCGCCGCAGCTTTGGTTCTTTGGCCGAATGGACCGAAACCCCCGCCGGAGTCGTTGCCCAGATCATGGGGCACAAGCCCAGCGCAACCGTCGAAAAGCATTACCGGGTGCGCCCGCTGGATTTGCTGCGCATGTGGCATAGCAAGGTCGAAGCGTGGATTCTCGGGCAAGCCGGCATCGAACAGCCCGCAGAAACACAAGCCCCCGCCTTACGGATAGCAAAGCCCTAAGTTGTAAAGCCTAGATTTACAAACTATGATTCTATCGTTCCGACACAAGGGGCTTGAAGCCTTCTTCCTGACTGGCAAGCAGGCCGGCATCCAACCGATACACGCGAAGCGCCTGCGGGAAATGCTTACCGCCCTGAACGCCGCCGCCGGCCCCGAAGACCTCGCCCGCCCGTCCTGGCGCCTGCATGGCCTGTCCGGCGACCGCGCCGGCTTCCTCGCCATGACAGTGCAAGCCAACTGGCGGCTAGTGTTCCGCTTCGATGGCGGAAACGTGGAACTGCTCGACTATCTGGATTACCACTGAGGCCCGACAACATGGACATGCACGACCCTTCAACCCCTGGCGAAATCCTGGCCGGCTGGCTGGAAGACCTCGATATGAGCGTGACCGCCTTCGCCGCCCATGTGGGCATCAGCCGGGTGATGCTGTCCCGCATCCTGCACGGGCATGCGGCAGTTACTGCCGACATGGACCTGCGTTTGCACGAGGCGCTAGGCACCTCGCCCGGCTACTGGCTGCGCCTTCAAACCCAGCGCGACCTCTGGACCGCCAGCGAGCGCGCCAAGGAGCGCGCACCGGTGGCACGCATCGCAGCCTGACCGCCCACCCGCATAACGATCATGTCGCGCCTAGCCTTTGGCCGGGCGAAAAGCCGGACACCTTCACCGGCCTGGCGCGGCATCCCATATGAAGGACGCTATGAAGAGGCGTGAAATGGATGAACGAACAACCCGACTTCTGGAGTTGGCAAAGGCAGCTGACCAGGCATTAAGGCCGCTGAAGCCAGTAATGGAACGTCTCAAGCCGATTTACGAAGTGTTGAATCAGTTCCCATCGGTGCCAGTCGTCACCGACTACAAACCGCTTCGTGCCCCTGGGCATCAAGCCCCAGAACGTAACGGTTTGGCTACGCCCCTTGAGCATCGGGCCCCACAGAACACCGACATCAGCCCCCCCAACAAGGCGCCTGGAAACGCTTTCCCCAACTACGAAGACGAGAAGCAACGGACCACGAATCTAGAGCGCGCGGTCAGAGCAGCAATGGAGTCTATGCATCGGTCCACCGGCCGATGCGCCACGTTGGACGAGCTGATTCATTACCTCAAGGAATCAGACGAAACGGATTACATCCTTGGTGCGATCGGTGACGGGGTCGCCTGGAGTAATACCAAGGGAGAGAAGTCCACCACCGGTCGAAGAGGTATCCAGAAGCACTGGAAGAAATACGCCATGACCCGCTAAGCAGCCCGCTAAGCAAAAACGACCCGCTAGGCGACCCGCTAAGCCCGCTAAGAAATAGGGCTTTCAGGATTCGGCAAGATGCACCCACGCAGACATATATACGGGTGCAGAAATGAAGGCCGAAACCACCAAGCAAGAGCACGTAACCCCTTGTGAACTCTCGACCGACGAGTTCGCCAAGCTGAACCACGTCAAACCGAACACCGTTCGGCAGCGCCTCTGCAACACGGGGAGTTTCCACGGCGTGAAGCCGCAAAAGCTCGCCACGCGCCGCACCCTCTGGCCCGCCATCCGAGTAACCGCCCCCGACTGATCGGCGCGCGGCCGTGCCCTCTTCCTCTTCCATCGCCGCCCGGTGGCTTCCTGCTGCACGGGAAGCGGCCGGGCTGGCCAGCGTGCCCGCCTGCCGCTTTGGCCGCGCATGGAACAGGCTGGACCGCGCCGGCCGGAAAATGCTCGCCCTGATTGCCCGCCAGCCCGACCCGGACACCCTGGCCCGGAACACCTGGCAGGATCTGCCCGCCGAACAGCGGACCATCATCATGGTGCGGGCGCGCAATTTGCTGGAATGGCTGACTACCGCCCTCAACAGCGGCGACACGTCCGGCGAGGTGGAGGGATGATTTCCGCCCGCCGTTTGTCTTCCAACTGCTTCGATGCACTGTGGCGGCCTGCCACCGGCAGAGCCGGCACCCGTAAGGCTGACGAGGAGTTCATCACCTATTGCCTAGCGCCTATCCCGCTCGAATGGCGCCCGGAAGTGACCACGGTATACCACCTGCAGCACACAGCCGAAGGTGAGGCCACGGCCAACACCCGGCTTAGGGAGATCAGCGAGCACCTGCGCGGCTTGCCCGTTTGCCTCCCTCTTTCTGCGACCGATGACGACATCCGCGGGAAAGCAGACCACTGCGCGAAGCAGGCCTTCAAGCGCCTGAGCGCCTTGGGCGGGGCGCTGGTCGACGGATACAGCGCCTTGTCTGAACTGGCAGTCTCCAATTTCATCGAGCCGCCCCCCGTCAAGGACGGCACCGAGGAAGAGGTGAAGGGCGCCATTGCCCGCATGGTTTGCCCGAAGTGGTGGCGCCGCCAGATCGCCCGGCAGCACCAGCGGATAAAGGAGGCGTGCGCAATCGAGATTTTCGGCATCGTGCATGCCAAGCAGCAGAAATACGTCAGCAACGCCAATGTGAAGCGCTGGGAGCGCCAGAAGCGGCGCAACGCTGCGCTACTGGCCGAGATGGAGGCCGTGAATCAGGACGGTTACGCGGCCACCCTTGCCGCACTGGCCGAGAAGAGCACGGCAAACCCGACAATCCGCCGCGGCGAGCTTATGGCGCGAGCGCGTGGCTTCGAAGAGATCGCCCGCGATCTGGGGTACGCGGCGTTATTCATTACCGGGACATGCCCTTCCTCGATGCACGCCAAGCGTGCGGTGTACCGGAAGGGGCAACCTGTGCGCGTGCGGGATAACCCCGCATACGACGGCACCACCCCACGGGAAGCACAGCAACATTTGTGCAAGGCCTGGGGCAAGTTTCGGGCAGCCCTGCATCGGCGTGGAATTCGCATTTATGGCTTCCGTATCGCCGAACCCCACCAGGACGGTGCCCCCCACTGGCATTTGCTGCTGTTCATGCCGCCCGATGCAGTGAAGATCGTGCGCGAGCTTTTCACCCGCTACTTCCTGACCCAGCACAGCCCGGACGAACCCGGCGCGCAGAAGAACCGCGTCAAGTTCGTGGCCATCAAGATGGACGAAGCCCATTCGGCAACCGGCTACATCCTCAAGTACATCGCCAAGAACATCGACGGTTACAAGGTGCAGCAGGATCTGTTTGGCGACGACGCCATCGAGGGCGCAGCACGGGTGAATGCGTGGGCGTCGACGTGGGGCATTCGCCAGTTTCAGCAAATCGGCGGCGCGCCGGTGGGCGTTTGGCGTGAGCTGCGCCGCATGGAAGCCGCGCCCGAGCATACGCCCACGATTGAAACCGCCCGCAAGGCAGCCGACGCGGGCGAATGGGCGGACTACCTGCGCTGCCAGGGCGGCCCGACCGTTGCCCGCAAGGATCTTGCCGTCACCCTCGCCAAGACGCGCCCCGGCGAACGCTGGTGCCCGGTGGCCAAGGCCCCGGAACCCGCGCCGGCCAACCGCTACGGTGAAACCCGCCCGGCCGGCGTGTACGGGGTGCTCGATACCCGCCGCGGCCGCGCCTTCGAGAGTCGCCGCTTCAAGTGGGAGATTCGCCGCATTTCGAGCCCGGACAAAGCAAGGCCCGCCCGGGTCGCCGCGCCTTGGACCCGTGTCAATAACTGTACGCCCCTGCCTTCCGGCGCCTGCGCCGGCATGCCCAGCGCCGCCCCGGACGCCTTCGCCGGCACCTGGCCGGCACCCATTGCAGACCTTCCGCCCTTCTCCGCCAGCCCGGCCGACCCTTCGGCCGACTGGTTTCCGCCCCCTGACCTCTACCACCCCGAGGATTTCGACCATGTTTGACCCCAACCACCCCGCCGGCCCCGATGTGCAGACCCTGCGCATCGAACTTTTCGTCGCCGAGAAGCGCGTCAAGGATCTGCGCGAGCAGCTCGAGCAGGCCGGCGACTGCGCCTTTGTTGCTCAGCTTGACCGCGAGAGCAACGGCGCCATCGAAATCGACTGCCTTTAATTTCAACGGACAGGACGCTTAAAAATGACCTATGCAATGAAGCCTGAAACCATTCAGCAACTCGACGCCTACAAGGCCGAGGTGCTGAAAATCAACGGTGCCACGAGCCCGGACCGCACCTTTACTGTTGCCCCGACCATCGCGCAGAACATCGAATTGAAGGTGCAGGAAAGTTCGCACTTTCTCAGCCTCATCAATATCGTTCGCGTTGATGAGGCCGAGGGCGAAAAAATCTCGCTGGGAGTGGCGAACACGCCCATTGCCTACCGAACTTCAGGCGACCGGAGTCCGGCCGACCCGACCGATATGGATTCGGCCGGCTACGCGTGCCGGAAAACCAACTTTGACACCGCGATCACCTACGCCAAGCTCGACCAATGGGCCAAGTTTCCGAATTTTCAGCAGCTTGTCCGTAATGCCATCCTGAAGCAGATCGGGCTGGACCGGATGAAGATTGGCTTGAACGGCACCAGCGCAGCCGCCGCGACCAACCGCGCCGCCAACCCCATGCTGCAGGACGTCAATATCGGCTGGCTGCAGAAACTGCGGCTTTCCGCCCCTGCACGAGTCATGGGGGAGGCTATCCCCGGAACTGGAAAAGTTCGGATCGGCCTGACGGGCGATTACGTCGACCTCGACGCCCTCATCTACGACCTGATCAATAACATCATCGATCCTTGGCACCGGACCGCGCTGGGAGCGCTGGGCTTCGTCGTCATCATGGGCCACGACCTGAACGCGGATCGGCTCTTTCCGCTGGTGCAGACGGTACAGCCGCCCTCCGAGATGATGGCCGCCGACGTGATCATGCGGTCTGGCAAGGCCGCGGGGCTTCCCGTGGTGCATGTGCCCTACTTCCCCGCCAACTCTCTACTTATCACGCCGCTGAACAACCTGTCGATTTACTGGCAGTCCGGCACCCGCCGGCGCCGCATCGTCGACAACCCCGCCCGCGATCGCATCGAAGATTACCAGTCGGTGAACGAGGCCTATGTCATCGAAGACCTGGGCAAGTGCGCCTTCGTCGAAAACATCCAGTTCGTTTGAAATCGAAAGGAATTGTCATGACCGAATCCGCAAAGCCGATGAACTACGGCGCAGCTGACTTGAAAACATCGCTCGAAGCCATGCTCGAGCGGGACGCGACCCCGAATTACTCGGACCTCTACAAAAACGGGCAACTCATCCAGGCGCGGGGCAAAGCGCGCGCGAAACTGGAGAAGGTTATCGCCACGGGGCGCGCCCGGCTTGCCGCTATCGAGAGCAAGGAAAAAGCGCATGCCGGCGTGCAGGAACAGCGCATCGAAGAGGTGAAACGCGCGCTCCTGAAAGGCGAAAAGCCCGACGCTCAAAGGATGATCGCCCTCGCCGGGCGTTTGTCTGAACTCGAAGACCCGGAAGAGGATTTCCCCTGCAAGGAATCGGACCTGCGCGCGGCCCTGGCCTCGCTGGAAGGCGAACTGCAGGCCGCCACCACGGAATATCAGGGGGCAATGCAACAGGGCAAGGATCTTGCCCGTTCCGCCGCGCTTGATGAGTTCGGCGAGCTCGAAGTCATTTACCAGGACCTCTTCCGACAAGTCCGCCTGTGCATGGAATCCATGTTCGTGCAGGCCGCCATCGCCGGCGCCTTCTTCGATGGCGACACCCCGGAGAATCGCCGGCAGTCTGGCGGCGATACGCGCAACCCCACCATGCTGAAGGCCTTGAACTACCTTTCCCGCACAAGCGCGGTGATCGATGGCAACTACGCCGAAGGCCTGCGAATCGATCCTGCCGCCGTCCTGGCCGCGGCCGAAACCGACATCGAGCGCATCGTAAAGCACTTTGCCGATTACGGCGCGCTGTCCATCACCCCCATCGGCACCCCTCGCTCGACCGTTGAAGCCATGCGTCAACGCGTGGAGGAAATCGAGAAAAACCGCCAACTGATGGGCATCTGAGGGCCACGGCCATGAGCATCGAGCACGAAAAAGCACCCTCACTGCGCTTGCGCTGCCCAGCGTGCAGCGGCCCGGCCCGCGTCCGCAACAGTCACGACGTCTCTCCATCCACACGCCGGCTGTATATGCAGTGCATGAACCCGAGGTGCCGATGCATCTTCGAGAGCATCGCCGAGATCACCAAGGTATACGCGCCGTCGATGCTGCCCCAGTCCGAACAGGATCCTCAGATGCTCACGCTGCGCAAAGGGAAAAAGGCCGCGGCAGCAGAAAAGCACAGCGCTGAGGACCAGCCGAACGACGCGGAAGAGACCGCAGGGTAAGCGTGCACAGCCTAAGTGCACAAATCCGCAACGATTCGCACCGGCTCAACATGCCCACACCCGCCCCGCCGCCGCAAGGCCCCCAGGCCCCCGCACAGCCGCACAGAACGCCATCAACAAAGCGGGCAGGCGCGGCGGGGTCTCGACCGCGCGCGGCGGGGTTTGGGGGGCTTTGCGGCCCGCCTGAAGCAACCATCACCGGCACGCCGTTGCCGGCCCCTGGCCCCCAGGGGGAAGCGGCAAGACAACCACCCCCATCCAAGGAACTGAAATGACTGCAACCACCAACACCAGCACTGCCGGCGCCCTGACCACCATCGAACTCGATCACCCCGTCATCCGTGGCGAAACCGAAATCCGTACCGTGCAGATTCGCAAGCCCAAGGCCGGCGACCTGCGGGGCCTGTCCCTGTCGGACCTCTTCGACATGAAGACCGACACAGTGCTGGCAGTGATTCCCCGTGTGAGCACGCCCACCCTGACGACGCACGAAGCCAGCCAGCTCGAACTGTCCGACCTCTTCAAGTTCTCCGTTCGCCTCGTGGCGGTTCTTCTGCCCGAGGAATCGCAGCAGGAAGTGGTGAACCTGGGCTTGAACTGATCCCCAACCGCCGGGCGCCGCGTGGTGCCCGGCGCCCATCAAGAGAAACGAGAAGATCATGGAAAACCTGCGCCTGAAGGTAGAACTCGAAGCCATCAACAAGGCAAGCGGCCCACTCCGGGACATGCTCAAGGGCACAACAGCCCTGAGCCAAGGCGTGAAGGAAGCAAGGGACCGCCTTCGGGAGCTGAACACCCAACAAAAGCAGCTGGAGGGATTCCGCGCGGCGAACGCCAGGGTTACCGAAACCGCCCAAGCCATGCAGGAAGCGGGCCGCAGGGTCCGGGAGTTGCGGGACGCACTCATCGCGTCGGCCAACCCATCCAAGAACATGACCACCGAGTACCAGGCAGCCGCCCGGGAACTCAGGAACCTGACCAAGGCCAACGAACGGGCCAAGGAAGCCCAGGCCAGCGCCGCCGTTGACATGCAGCGCGCCAAAATTCCGGTTGAAGAGCTGGCCAGCCGACAGGCCAACCTTGCCCGACAGATCGAAACGACAACCCGCAGCCTTGACCGGCAGCGGGAACAGATGGAACGCGTGAAGCGAGTCCAAACCAATTGGAAGGCCCTGCAGGAACACCGCGGCGCCATGCTCAATGTTGGCACCGCGGCGACGGGTACCGCGGCGGCAACCGGCCTGCCGCTGATTGGCACCGTCAAGACTTATGCCGACTATCAAGCTGCCGTCACTGAACTGAAGGGGTCCATGCTCAGGGCCGGTAAAATCCTGCCCCCCGAGTTTGCCCAGATCCAGGCGCTGGCCGAAAAGCTGGGGACCACGCTACCCGGCACCACGACTGAATTCATGGAAATGATGACGGTGCTAAACCGCCAAGGGATGAGCGCCAAAGCCATCTTAGGCGGACTCGGAGAAGCAACGGCCCTGCTGGCCGTACAGCTCAAAAAACCGAAGGCCGAAGCCGCAGAGTTTGCAGCCAAGTTGCAGGACGCCACCAAAACCAGCGAGAAAGACATGCTGGCGCTGATGGACACCATCCAGCGCACGTTCTATGTCGGCGTCGATCCTCAAAACATGCTGGGGGGCTTTGCCAAGCTTTCTCCGGCACTGGCCATCCTGCGCAAGGAAGGCTTGGAGGCAGCCAACGCCCTTGCGCCCCTACTCGCTATGGCGGACCAATCCGGCATGTCGGGTGAAACCTCCGGGAACGCGTACCGGAAGATTCTGCAAATGTCCATCGACTCCAAGAAGATGGCCAAGGGCAATTCCGAGTTAGACGGCACCGGCATAAAGCTGGACTTCACCAATGGAACGGGCGGATTTGGCGGCCTGGACAAGCTCTTCACCGAGCTGGAAAAGCTGAAGGCCCTTGGCGGCAACGACGCCAAACGCCAAAGCGTGCTGAAGACAATTTTCGGAGATGACGCCGAAACACTGCAGGCTCTGGAAATCCTCATCAGCAAGGGCAAAGCCGGCTACGACGAGATGCAGGGCAAAATGGCGGTTCAAGCGTCCCTAAACGAGCGCGTGGGCGAATCCCTTGGAACCCTGAAGAACCGCTGGGACGCCTTGGGCGGCACCTTCGACGAGTTCAGCACCAAGGTGGGGGGCCTGCTGGCGCCCGCTGCGGAAAAGATCATCGATCTGGCAAACCGCATGGTCGGGGGCATCAGCAAGTTCATCGACGCATACCCCGGCCTTTCGCAGGTGCTGGTTACCGGCGCCGCGCTGTTCGCCGGGCTTGCGGGCGGAGTGGGCGCCCTTGCCCTCGCCGCGTGGGCGGTCACCGGCCCCCTTGGCGTGCTCAAGGCCGGGTTCGAGATTCTCAATATTGGCAGGTACCTGCCCGCGCTGGGCGCCCTGGGGCAAACTGCCCTTCCAGCCATTAAAGGCGCTCTCACGGCGCTGGGCATGGTCGCCAAGGGGCACCCCGTATTACTGCTGATCACCACGCTGGCCGGCGCGGCAGCCCTCATCTGGAATAACTGGGACACCATCGGCCCGAAACTCTCCGAATGGTGGGAGCGCCTGAGCAACTTCATCGGCGACAAAATCCGTGTCATCGTCGAAAAATTCGCCGCCCTCAAGCGCGTGCTCTCCTTCGACTTCAGCCAGGTGGGCGGCCCTGCTGCGGGGTCCATTGGCACCACACACCTTGTCGGGGCCGGGGCCGGTCTTGTTGCCCCCTCCAAGCCGCTGCGCCCCCTCACCGGCCAGCCGATGGCCTACAACGCGCCCACCACCTTCAACATCACCGCCGGCCCCGGCCAGTCGCCCGAAGACATCGCCCGCGCGGTGGATCGCCGCCTTTCCGAACGCGACAACCAGGCCGCGGCACGGCGCCGCAGCATTTTCGGCGACACCAACTGAGGCCGCACCATGCCCGTACAGCTCATCCTCGGCTACTTCGTTTTCAGCCTCCACACCCTCGCGTATCAGGATCTACAGCGGCAACTCGCCTGGCGCCACTCCAGCAACGCCCGCGTCGGCGCCCGGCCGGCGCACCAGTTTGTTGGCCCGGACGAAGAGCAGATCACCCTCAACGGCGTGCTGATGCCCGGCCTTGCCGGAACCCGGCTCTCGCTCGAACTGCTGCAAGCCATGGCAGCCACCGGCCAAGCCTGGCCGCTCATCCAGGGCGACGGCCTGCTATTCGGCGAATACCTCATCACCAGCATCCAGACCACCGGCACGCTGCACTTTCAGGATGGGGCGCCCCGCAAGATCGAATTCCAGCTCACCCTCAAACGCACCGACAGCGCCCTGTTGGGCGACCTCACCGAACAACTGGCCAGCATGCTGTGACCGCCTCCCCCATCCTCGCCGACACCCAATGAACGGCCCTGCCCGACCCCTGAAAACCGCTGATCTGCTGGGAATCAACCTGGCCGAGCTTCTGGGCATGCACGCCGGCACCCTTCAGCGCCTGCAAGCCCGGCTGCAGGGTGTGGATGACGCCACGGCGCTGGATGACGAAGCGGAAGTAGTGCCGCTTGTCGTTTTCGGCTACCACGCGGCGGCCCAAGTGGTGGCCGCCCTCGAGCAAGCCCGCGCACGCATGCCGACGGCCGATATCCGCCTGCCCGAGTACATTGATGACGCCATCGCAGACATTGCGCTCATCTTCCATTGGCCCCTCGACACCCTCGCCGCCCTGCCCCTGCCCGACCTCATCACCTGGCGGGAGCGGGCCCGCGTGCGCGCCTGCCCCGATGAATAACGTATCAGGGGCTTGACGGCTGCATTCTGTCCGGCGCATGATGGCAACGCTTCCGAAACAGAGGAAGCCGGGATTGGAACCCCGGAACGTCTAGGCCGACACCGGCCGCGCAAGCGGTTTTTTTACGTCGGTCGCATGGTGACGCCTGTTCAATGGCGGGCCGTGTGGGGCAGCCGCGAGGCTGGCCGGATCCTAGACCCGGTAGTTCCAACCCCGCACGGTTCCGCCGCCCCCATTGGAACGGGAGCTGCGGAGATTCAAACCGCAGTCTAGGAGCACCACCATGCGCCAATCCGCATCGGGCACGCACGCCCACACCCCGGCCACCGCCGAAACCCCCGCCCGCCTCACCACGGCCGAATTCGCCGCGCTCAACCACGTCAAGCCCAACACCGTACGGCAACGCCTGTGCGACACCGCCAGCTTTTACGGCGTCCGCCCGCTCAAGCTTGCAACTCGCCGCCTGCTCTGGCCTGCCTTGATCGTCACCGTCGAAGGCCCCGTCGCCGCCAGCATGGGGGGCAACAGCCATGCTTAAGCCCGCCGCCCCCTCTGCCCTCGTGCTCCGCTTCCGCCTCTACCGCGCGCTGCGCTGCATCGCCTGCCCGGCGTTCGCCTTCCGGATTTCCTTCACGGGGAGGAACGCAGCATGAACGCACGCGCCCCCCGCCCGTTTCTTCGCCTCGTGGTCGACAACACCGAAGCCGCTGCCGTGCGCGCCCGAAACCTCCAACTTGCCGACGACATCGAAACCATTTCCGACATCGCCCGCGGCGGCTGTGTCGATACCTTCGCGTGGATCATCGTGAGGCCGAGCGGAAAGATCGAAAAAGGCATTCTTGGGAAGAAAGGCCCCAATCTGCCCCGCGTGATTGAAGGCGCCGCGATGCTTCAGGAAGTTCTCACGGAGTGGCATCAAGAAGACCTTACCAGTGCCCAGCTGCCGGGCAGACAGCCGGAAACCCGCGGGGTGGAGGACGAATGATGAGCACCCCGCACACCCCCGGCCCTTGGCGCCGTGTCGGGCACCGAACCATTGCGGCCGGCACCGGCCCGGATAGGGTCACCATCTGCGAGCTTTACGCGTGGGGCGACTGCTCCGAAGCGGACGCCAACGAAGCCTTGATCGAAACCGCGCCCGAGCTGTTCGCCGCAGCGGCCGGCGTCTTTGCCCTCATCGATTCCGGCCTTCTCACGGCCGGTATCCTGGCGGGTGAAGACCCGACCCACGTTGCCACCTGCGGCCGGGCAATCGACGCACTTTCGGCAGCGCTGGCCAAGTCATCAAGGGGGGCACGATGAACCCCGCGGAACAGCTCATCACCCTACGACGCATCGAGCTGGAAACCTTGCACGGCGCCGGCCCCCTCGCCTTTGAAGCCTACGTCATGCTGCGCGGGTGGATGGACTACCGGACCGGCATCACCGGCCGCAGCCGGCCTATCAGCCTCGCCATGCTGGCCACCTACTGCGAAACGCACACCCCGCGGGGCGCCGGAATCCAGATCGAGCAACCCACCGAGAAGAACATTCGGGGCGCCCTCGCCCGCCTCGAACGCGCCGGCCTGCTGCACCGGCTCGCCGGCCGGCGGCTGGCTTACCGCCTCCCCTTGGCGGCAACCGCCTCCGCTCGCCCGAATCAAACCGGGCACGGTGCGGGCACATCGCCATCAACAGAACCGGGCGCCAGCAATCGAGCGCGCACCCTGGCTTACAAGCACATACCGGGCATGCGATACGAAGCAACCAAACCGCCAAACCGGGCACACATCAAGAATCAGGAATGTTTACGTGTACCGCAGTGGCTTGTGGATAAGATCGCCGCCGCCGGAATCGACACCCACCGCGCCGGCCTTACCCTCGAAGCGCTGGCAGCAAAGGCCGGGACACCGGAACAGCTTGACGAGGCCATCGCCCGCGCCAAGGCACTGCGCAGGCGAACAGGAAGCACGCAAGGCCTGAATGTCGGGCTGCTAGGCAGCATCCTCGAAGGCACGCGGGGCGCCCTGCCCGGATGGCAGAGCCCCCCACCCGCCGGAAGGCCCCGCGGATTCCGGCAAGAGATCGATTCGAGCAAACCGCCCCGCCCCGGCGAATCGTGGATCGCCTATTTCCAGCGCATTGGCAGAACCGAAACGCCATCACCTCACCAAGAAGGAATGCCGACATGA